GACAATCCTCAGTTCAAGATGAATGAATGGTCAATGTTTGAGCGTTATGTTGAGTTTGTAAACTTGCACAATCCTAAAAACTGGGCAATGGAACTACACATGGCTTCTGCATCACTTGGATTTGCCGGTACACTTGATCGCGTAATTGAGATAAATGGCAAGACAATGCTAATTGACATTAAGACATCAAACTCTATTTACCCATCTTATTGGTTACAATTGGCAGCTTATCATCAGCTTTTGATGCAAAGTGAAAGCAATATGGGCATTGATGCAGTTGGCATCTTATGGCTTAACGCTAAAACACGCACTATTGGCAAAAATGGGGCGATTCAAGGCATCGGATGGCAATTGGTAACAAAAGATATGGATGAACTTAAAAACGATTGGGAGCTATTCCAATCAACGCACAAGCTATGGTTGGCATTGAATGCTGATATCAAGCCAAAGCAATTATCTTACCAATTAACACATAAGAGAAATGGTTGATGATAAAATTGTAAACGAGGTTATACAAAACTTCGAGAAAAGGTCTATCATAGGGTATCTTAAATATGGCAAAAATTTAGAACGAAATGATTTGACTTATGAGCAATGGGTTAATCATTTGCAGGAAGAGCTTATGGATGCGATTTTATATTTACAGAAAATTAAACATGAAATTAAGAAACTACCAAATATTAATAAGGGATAAAGCTCTTGAAATGCTACGTACTCACTCCATTGCCTATTTGGCGATGGAAGTGAGGACTGGCAAGACATTAACATCCATTGCTATTGCTTATTCATACGGAGCAAAGAAGGTATTATTTGTTACTAAAAAGAAAGCCATTACAGACATTATCCAACAAGCTTATGCTATGGGTTATGAGCTTTACATTAAAGTCATTAACTACGAACAACTTCAAAATGAGTCGGCAGGATATGACTTTATCATTGCAGATGAGGCTCATGGCTTGGGTGCCTTCCCAAAGCCAACAAAGAGAGCGCAGGAGCTAAAGCGAATTGCAGTTGGTAGACCTATGGTGTTTTTAAGTGGTACTCCATCACCTGAAAGCTACTCTCAGCTTTACCATCAGTTTTGGTGCAGCTCATTTAGTCCTTGGAAGGATTACCCATCATTTTATAAATGGGCAAAGGACTACGTATTTTTACGTCAGAAGTTCGTGTTTAACCGAAGTATTAATGATTACTCACACGCAGATTTGCATAAAATTAAACCTATTATGGAGCAATTAATGATATCATTTACGCAAGAAGAGGCAGGGTTTCAGTCCTTTGTCGATGAGGAAATCCACTACGTATTAATGGAAAACTCCACTTATCGGTTTGCTGATAAGCTGAAAAGAGATAAGATTGCCAAGAATGCTGATGGCGAGATAGTCATGGCCGACACTGCGGTAAAACTTATGAGCAAATTGCACCAGGTGTATAGTGGGACGGTTATTGTAGATGAGCCGGTGCGTATAGCAAAGTGCTTTGATGATAGAAAGGCAGAATTCATCAAGGATAAATTTGCCGGTCAGAAGATTGCCATATATTATAAGTTTGTGGCTGAATATTTTGACATTTTAAACGTATTTGCAGGAAGGATAGTGGAAGATGCAGTTGCGTTTAATGAAGGCGGTAATGAGCTTGTATACGTATCTCAGATAGTATCTGGAAGGGAGGGAGTCAACATCTCAACTGCTGATGCGCTGATATTTTATAACATTGACTTTTCTGCGGTAAGTTATTGGCAAAGTAGGGCAAGAATCCAAACCAAGGATCGTGAAAAAGAGAGTAAGATTCACTGGATATTTGCGCACAATGGCATTGAGGACAAGATTTACAAAGCGGTTATGGAAAAGAAAGATTATACTTTACAACATTTTAAACGTGATTATGGGATTTAGAACGAATTTGGTGATAATTAGGATGAAGTATAGGCTAACTCAGAAAGAAATGGCTGAGTCGATTGGAGTAAGAGTCCAAGCTTACCAATCATATGAACATGGTCGCGCACATCCTAACTTTAAAATACTTAAAAAAATATTTGATGTTTATAATATTGCTGACATTTATAATTTTATGTTTCATGAGGATAATACTTGATATAATATTAATTTTTGTTAAATTAATTTATTTAATCTTAGTTTGTGCGCCCATTACAATAATCTTACTTATTTTTATCAACCTAATTGACATTTTTAAAACAACAAAACAATGGATTTCAAAACAACTAAAGCAGAAGTAACCCTGCAACACATTAATTACGCACTCGGACTTGACTCTGACATTGACGTATTTACTAAGATTTTATCTCAGAATATTACTTGGAATGTGGAAATTTCAGAGAAAGAGTGGGGAATTAAGTCGATTGATATAAGTATTGACAAGGTATTTATTGAAATAGAATGGGAAGTTTACAAGGAAGATTTAGGACTTACCGATATCACATCTTTGCTTTGTAAGTCGGATATGTTCCATACTGTTGCCGAAAGCAGCAAATACATCACTGGAACTTATAAAATTTTCGGTAATATGTTTCATATAATTGAGAATCTCGAAGTAAATGGTGGCATTTTAGAGATAGAAGAGGTGTTAATTGATTTTATGGATAATGAAATACATATTTTATGACACATGGCAGCTTATTTAGTGGCATAGGAGGTTTTGATCTCGCAGCAGAATGGATGGGATGGGAAAACAAATTTCATTGTGAATGGAATGAATTTGGTCAAAAAGTATTACATCATTACTGGCCAAAAGCAGAATTATTTACAGATATTACAAAATCAGATTTTAAAAAATACAATGGAGCAATTGACATTATTTCAGGAGGATTTCCATGCCAACCATACTCCTCAGCAGGAAAAAGGCTTGGGAAAGAGGACTCAAGACATCTCTGGCCGCAAATGCTTAGAGCAATTCGAGAAATTCAACCGCGTTGGGTTGTGGGCGAAAACGTTCGCGGACTTACTAATTGGAATGGAGGGTTGGTATTCGACGAAGTGCAGTCTGAGTTGGAAGCTGAGGGCTACGAAGTCACACCGTTTCTACTTCCAGCTTGTGCCGTCAACGCACCACATAGAAGAGATAGAATCTGGTTTGTTGCTTACTCCTCTCGCACAAGCAAGAGAACAAACGAACTTCGAGGCTTACGATGCGAGGATGGAGAGATTGATAGACAAGGGACACAAACCATTCACGATGCCATTAGATCAAATGGCTCTGAGGGGTATGCTACCAACGCCAACTGCAATGGACTCAACCAATGCAACGGCAACAATGAAGTCAACACAAGTGAAGGAAGGTTCAATGCACTCTGTGACATTAACGAGAGCAATGACAATGGGGATGTTGCCGACACCACGAACATCGGACGAGAGAATGCATTGGAAAACCGACAATTGGAAGAAGGACGATTTAGGAAGTCATATCAACGAGGCACTTGGGACTCGTTCCCATCTGTCTCCCCAGTTTGTAATGGAGATGATGGGATTTCCGACCGATTGGACGGAATTACCTTTCCTAAATGGCGAAACGAATCAATTAAAGCAGCAGGTAACGCAATAGTCCCCCAAGTAGCCTTTCAAATATTTAAAGCAATACAAGAGTATGAAAGAATCGGATATACAAGCACAAATCACTAAGCGACTTAAAGACAACGGATGGTTCGTAACCAAGCTTATTCAAACCTCAACCAATGGTATACCTGACTTGATGGCTATCAGAAAAGGAGTCGTGATATTTTTAGAAGTAAAGCAGCCTGGTAAAAAGGCATCACCACTGCAAGAGCATCACATCGAAGGACTGAATAGGATGGGAGTCTTTGCGAGGGTGGTTGATTGCATCGAAGATATAGACTTTCATTGTTATAAATTATAAAAAACACATTATGTACACTTACAAAGCTGAAGTAATTAGAGTTATCGATGGTGATACCATTAAGTTTAGGATTGATCTCGGATTTAGGACATATATGGAAGCAAATTGCAGGTTATTTGGTATAAATTGTAAAGAACTTACCTCAAAAGAGCAAGACATGAGAGTAGCAGCGTACTCTGCAAAGGAATATGTTGAGTCACTATTGACGGAAGGTGATTATGTCATTTTGCACTCAAAGAAGCTCGACAAATATGGTCGACCATTGGTTGTTGTGGAGATAGAGAGAGCAAATTTTGCATCTTATATGCTAAATGATAGGATGCTTATTAAAGGTTACGCAGTAAAAATGGAGTATTAATATGAGAAGTAGCGTAGTACAAGCAATTCAGCACGTAAAGATAGCAGACGAATTTATGAATGATTTTGTTAGGGCAGCACCGAATACAAAAGGTTCTGTCATTTTTAAAGATTACTCAAGAAGATTGCAGTGGATTCTGCGAGATATTGTCACTTATCCTTACTTTGATCCATTAGTTAGACAAGGTATAAAAGTTGAGATTGAGTCGGATGCTTTTAGCGTTGGTGCGATTAATGATTTGATACCATTGTTAAATCCTGAGCAAAGGGAGATGATTGAAAGTTTAATTGAGGATGTATTAAAAGGAAAGACGATTGAGGTAAATATTAAAGACCATGTTCCTGAATTTGGGAATATGGTAGAACAAAAAAAATAACCAATGGAATACCAAAAAGAAGCACAACAGATTTACGACAAATGTTATATGATTATTATGGAGCAAGGTGAAGGATTAGCTGAAGAAATAGTGATAAGTTCATTGGCTAAAAGATTTGCACATGAGATAATACTATTTGCTATTGAATTTGGTTCTGATGAATGGTATGATTTGCTTAAGGTTGATGAATGCTTTGATAATATAAATTAAAAACATGGACTATTTAAAACTGGGCATTAATGCCATTGCGGTCAATGCTTCCAAACAAGCCATCTTTGGTTGGAAGAAGTATCAGACCGAGCTAATAACGGAAAATGAGTTGGAGGTGCAAATGGCTGATGCAAGGTGCAAAGGTATAGCTATTATTTGTGGGGAAGTGAGCGGAAATTTGGAGGTAATAGACATTGATACCAAATATCAAACCTACGAGCTTTGGGAGGCTATTAGAGGTCGGATAAGTGATGAGCTATATAATAAGCTGCATGTAGTTAGGACTCGGAATAATGGCTACCATTTGGCTTATAGGTGCGAGTGCATTGAAGGCAATTTAAAGTTGGCAACAAGACCTGCGAGTGAGGAGGAGCTAAAGCGGACTCCTGCATCTAAGACATATTGTATCATTGAGACTCGTGGAGAGGGTGGGTATGTAGTTGCTCCTCCAACTGAGGGGTACGAAGTATTGCAATCAGGGATAAATGTACTTGAGGTGGAGGAAAGGGAGGAGTTGATGATGATAATGCGCTCTTTTAATGAAATTATGGAGGAGGCAGTGATTGAGGCACATTTGCGTCCATCAATTAAGGAGTATGGACTAAGTCCTTTTGATGATTATAATAGGAGAGGAAATATTGAGGTTTTGTTGGCATCGCATGGATGGAAGAAGGTGCAAGAGAACTCGGAAAGGATATACTTCCTGCGTCCAGGTAGTGATGCTGCGCATAGTGGATCATGGAATAAAGAAATGGGACTTTTTAGTGTTTTTAGCACAAATACCAACTTTAAAGTTGAAAAAGGGTACAAATTAGTCGCAGTGTTTTGTATTTTGGAGTGTAATGGTGACTTTAAAGAATGTGCGAAGAGGCTTTTGGATATGGGTTACGGTGAAAAAAAAACCTCTCATGGTAGCAAATTAGAGAAGGAATTATTTACCAAAAAGCAGAATGGTGCGAGTACCGATGATATGGTGTCGCTTTTAATTAAGAAGTATGATAAAGGAGTTGGGGATGCTAAAGTGATAGTTGAGGAGCTTGAAGAAAGATGGGGTGAGCAGATACTTGAGTTTTGGGATATAAATGAGCGTAATAAGTCGGTATCTATAAATAGATACAAGTTGCAGGTGTTTTTGACTCAAAGAGGAGGGTTTAGGTTATATTTTTATGATGAGAATAGCACAATATATAGGTTAATTAGGGTTAAGGATGGTTTTGTGGAGGAGGCGAGTACGGAGCAGATTAAGAGGTTCATCAAGAATTATGTAGATAGGTTGCCGGATACATTTGATGGAGAGGTTTCGCCACAGGATTTATTGGAGCTTATTTATAAAGGTTCATCTATTTTATTCTCTGAAGCATTTTTTGAGTTCTTCGATAGAGCAGACATTGAGTTTTTAAAGGATGACAAGAATACTTCTTATTTTCCATTTAGGAACGGAGTTGTGGTTGTAACTAAGGACAAAGTAGAGCTTAAATCTTATGGAGAATTAAGAAAGTGCATCTGGAAGTCACAAGTGATTGATTTTAATATTGCTATTGATGAGGATATTGATAGTAAAAATATTGAATATTTTAGGTTTATCTCTGAGATATGTGCTAAGGATTTGGATAGGACTATGTATGCACTATCTCTGATTGGTTATTTATTGCATAAATATAAAGATCCAAGTAGACCATTTGCAGTGATTTTAGCCGAGGAAACGGATAATGAAGCCAATGGAGGAGGAACTGGAAAGGGTATTTTTGTGAAAGCACTTAGTTACATATTGAATACAGTTCGAGTTGATGGTAAAAACTTTAAGCTTGATAAATCATTTGCATTTCAGAGGGTTGACCTTGATACAAGGATATTGGCGATTGAAGATACGCGTAGAAATGTTGATTTTGAGGGATTTTACTCAATTATCACTGAAGGAGTTACGGTTGAGAAGAAAAATAAGGATGAATTGTTTATACCTTATAAAGACTCACCAAAGGTTATGTTCACAACCAATTACACCATCCCAAATATGGGTAATCACGCTAAAAGAAGGCAAAGAGTGCTTGAGTTTGCACCAACATTTAATGCAAAATACACACCTGAGGACTTGTTTGGACATAAATTGTTTGATGATTGGGATATACATGAATGGAATAGGTTCTATAATATGATGTTTATGTGTGTGAGTGCATATTTGTCGAGTGGTGTAGCAATTGTTGAGAACTCAGAGTCACTTGTAAGAAAGCAAATAAAAGTGCAATTTGGGGAGGAGTTTTTAGACTTTATGATTGGAATTGATAAGGATGGTATGGTGATAAAGTTGGAGCAATTATATAATGACTTCTTGGGAATGAGTGGCTTTGATAAGAAGGAATATTCGAATAAAAGGTTTGTAAAAGCAATTGAAGAATCGTGTACCCTTTTGAAAATCGCGTACCTAAATAAGCGAGAAAAGGCAAGTGGAGGCAAAAAAGTGTATAGGTTTTTTGTATCGGAGGACGCGAAACGCGATTTTGAGCGAAATGGGTACGCGATTTAGTGTTTGGGAACGCGATTGGTACGCGATTGGGTACGCGATTTTTTTGCGTAACTAATTGATTATCAAGGGGGGTACGTGATTTACACGATTTTACCCTTAGAAAAAGGTGGTCGTGTGTTTTTTTTTGATTTTTGTATATACCAGAAAATAAGAGAAAGGTGGAAAAATGGAGAAATCGCGTTACCAAGGTAAAAAAAGGTTTTTGTCTGTTTTAGGGATTTTTGTTGGTTTTGTGAATTTTAGGCCCAGGATTTCCTAAATCGATTTAGTTAAAACATTACTAAAAGGATTTAGTAAAAGCATTTAGTAAACCAATTAAATAAATTATTATGTTGTTTCATGAGCAGTTGTTGAGTATTGTTAGTCAGGTTACTGGTGTTAGTCAATCAGATATTATAAGTAAATCAAGGAATAGAGATGTATGTTTAGCCAAGCAATTGTTTGCATATTTTTTAAGAGTTAAGTTTCATCTTAAATTAAAACAGATAAGTGGTATCATGCTAAATGATCATACCTCAGTAATACACTGTCTTAAGGTGATTGAAAATATGTTGTGGATCAAAGATGAAAATACTTTGTTATACCTAAATGAAATAAATACGTGCTTGGTTAATTTAGATGGCTTAAATTTCGTACGAAAGCTGAAAGTTAATGTACCTATCAATTGTGATATTGATAGGCTTAAATTGGCTCTAATTGAGGAATTTGGATGTAGCATTGAGTTTGTGTATGAGTGAACCAATAAGATATATAAATATAAATAGTTGTTTGTATTTT